AGCAATAGAGGATAATCTTTATGACAGTCTTTCTTCAAGATACACAAAAGCTTTAGCTAGATCAATGGCTACTACTAAGCAAGTGAAAGCAGCGAATGTACTAAATAATGGTTTCTCAACTTCCTTCCCAGGAGGAGACGGCAAACCACTCATGACAACTGACCATCCAACTATGTCGGGTGGAGATCAGTCAAATGAGCCTAGTGTAGCAGCTGACTTGAATGAAACTTCATTAGAAAACGCGATGATCGATATATCACAGTTTGTTGATGAAAGAGGCATTAAAGTAAATGTTCAAGCAAGAAAACTAATTATACCACCACAACTACAGTTTGTAGCTGATAGAGTCTTACAGACTCCAGGTAGAGTTGGTACTTCTGATAATGATATTAACGCATTGAAAAACATGGGAATGCTCCCTGATGGATATACTGTTAATCATTACTTGACTGACACAGATGCATTCTTTATCAAAACAGATGCACCTAACGG